TGATCTTATTAAAGTTGTTGATGATTGGCTAGCATCATTGCCTAAGCAATTAGCAAATGCCCTAAACTATCTAATTAAAAATTTACAAAAATGAAAAAATTAATTTGTAATGTAATATATTATATAACTTTCAAGCAAGTTTGCTTAGGTTATTGTAAAAAATAAAAAAATAAAAAATGTTACTAGATAAAAAAGAATATGAGGATTATTTGGAGTATCAAAAGATCCAAAAAGAATATTTTAAAAAATATCCAAAAGCAATAAAACCAGCATTGATCTCCCAATTAGCTGGCATCAATATTCATGATGCCCATATGATGATCCTGGATGCATATAATAAAGATCAATTTATTACAGCTGAAAATGGAGATGATGATCCAGATGATGGTTTAAAAATAATTATAGAAAATGGCTAAAAAAACAAAATGGAATTTCTCAACATATGAGAAACCAAAAAGAAAAAAACGAAAGGGGATTCATTCAAAAAATTTGAGTAGATCTAAGGGCTCAAAACAATATAAAAAGCCCTATAATTCCCAGGGCAAAAGTAGATAATTTATTTTGATTAAATTTGTATAAAATTTTAATACTATGGCTGATATAATATTTAAGAGATCTCCTTTAGGTGAGGTTAAAGATTATGATGATAAATCTATGATCGTTAGTGGTTATGGATCATATTTTGATAATAAAGATGCTGATGGAGATATAATTCGCAAAGGAGCATACAAAAAAACAATTGAAGAAAACGGATCAAGAGTTAAATATTTATATCAACATAAAATGGATAAGCCCATTGGAAAAATGGAGGAGCTCTATGAGGATGAAAAGGGATTAGTATTTGTTGCTAAGTTAGCTGATACTACATTAGGCAGAGATGTTTATACATTAATGAAAGAGGGCATAATTACGGAAAATTCTGTTGGAATTTTACCGATCCAAAAAGAAAATAAAGAGGGTTACAGAGAGATGCTGGAGGTAAAACTATTTGAGATCTCAGCTGTAACATTAGCATCTAATGAGGAGGCTAAGATCATGGATGTTAAATCAGATCAGATCATCCTGGATGATACTCTTAAACGATATGATCAGCTTTGTAAGGTGATCAGAAAAGGCAATATCTCAGATGAGCTGGGATATGCCATTGAATCAGAGATCTTAAAATTAAAATCTTTGTTTGCACAAACTACTCAGCCAACAGAAATAGTTACTGAGCCAGAAATAATAAAAGAAATTAATAATGATGAGATCATAAATTATTTGTATAACAGAGTTAAAAGCTCTAAAAATTAAAATTATCATGAATGAAGAATTAAAAAATTCGTTAGATAGTTTAGCTGGTGAAATAGATTCTAAAATTGAAACAAAATCTATGGAAGTAGTTGAAACTATTAAGGCTGATAATGCAAACAAAGTTCAAGAGGTTGAAACTAAAATCGAGGCTATGGCTAAGAGATTAGATGATGCTGAAATGATCAACAAAAAAGCATTTGAGGCTAAAGCTGAGGCTCCTATGAGCTTCAAATCTGCATTAGAAAAAGCTATTGAAGATGGTGGATTAGATTCTTATAAAAAGAATGGGAATGCAGAATTAATATTAAAGGCTGACATGAAAATCAGCTCAGATTTTACAGGAGATGTTATTGCTCCAACTAGAGTTGATGGAGTAAAATTTGATCCAGCTAAGCCATCTCACATTAGAGAGATCTTACCTATTGGATCAACTGATTCTGATGTTGTGAGATATGTAAAAGAAACTGCATATTCTGATGGAGCATCATTTAAACAAGAGGGAGCAACTCTTGGCCAAACTGATTTTGAATTAGAGGCAAAGGATGCGAATGTTAGAAAATTAGGAACTTATTTGAGAGTTTCTGAGGAGATGATGGATGATTATAAGCAATTAGTTTCTTATTTATCTGCAAGAGTTCCATCTAAGATCATGGCAGTAGAAGATACTCAGATCTTAAATGGTAACGGATCAAACCCAAATCTATCTGGATTATTTACTGATGGTACAGCTTTCTCAGCTGGATCATTTGCTGGAGCTGTATCTAATGCAAATGAATTTGATGTATTAGTTGCATCAATGAATCAACTAGCATTAGCTAACTATCAAGCTGATTACATTGTATTAAATCCAACAGATTTTCATAAAATCCTATTATTAAAAGATACTACTAATCAATATTTAAAAGATCAAGTATATGCTGGCTTACAGCCTAATTTCATGGGTGTTCCTGTGATCTTAAATACTGCATGTACTGCTGGAAAATTCTTAGTAGGAAACTTTGCAATGGGATCTCAGCTATGGGTGAGAGAGGGCATAAGCCTTGGCATTTATAGAGAGGATGGAATCAATGTTAGAGAGGGATTTGTTACAATCAGAGTTAAGGAGAGAGTTGCATTAACTAACTACAATCCAAATGCATTTGTTCAAGGTACTTTCAGTACAGCAATAACTGCAATATCTGTATAATTATTTACTAATTATTTTTAAGAAAAAGCTCATTTTTAAAATGGGCTTTTTTTTATATCTTTGCCTCAATGGAATTTGATTGCTTTGCATTGAGTTTGTTTACAGGCTAGATTCCAGTAAAGGGGATGGCAAAAAAACCATTCTGATCAGTAAATCAAATCAATCAGATCTAACTGATCTATTTGAGTTAAACTCCAGGGATCTTTAGGGATCCATTCTAATGGAATTTAATATTCGGAGAACTAATTGATCTGTACTTATTTTTTTTTATGTTGGAGATGGCTGGTTTATACTAGCCATCCCTGTTTTCATTAATAATTTATTTTGTATATTTGTGATGTTCATTGATCCTCTAATTCGGTGGGAGAGTTAATTGATCGTGGGGAACTCCCAATTCCTTAGTGAACTAGAAAAGGAGAAGGAATAACTCTGGGAGAGTTAGAAGTTTTTGGTTTTCCCTCTTTTCTTTTCACCCTTCGGGGATGAAAAGATCTGATATTACTAAAATCGGCTAACTCAAAGAAAGTTATCTCGGCTCCTTTTCAATTTTTATAGGGGTTAGTTTTAAAATTCTTAACTTTAAGATCTGATCATGATCTTATAGAACTAGCCAAATGAATTGCAATCTCCAGGGATGCCATGCTGAATATTCTGTTGCTCTTAAATTTATGGAGCTGGGATATATTGTATCAAAACCAATGATTGATTCATGCAGATATGATCTCCTGGTTGACACAGGATCCAGGATTGTAAAGATCCAGGTAAAATCAAAAAAGCCAAATGCTTATACCCAGGAAAATAGAACTGGGATCCAAATGATGTTAGATAGGCATAAACCTTATAATCTTAATGAGGTTGATTATTTTGCAATATTAGTTCATGATCATGGAGG